CGCGTTGATTGGTGGGATGTTCCAGGTCGTGATGAGGAATGGAGACGTCAAACTATTGCTAACACGTCAGAGTTACAGTTTGACCAAGAATTTGGTAATAATTTCCATGGTACAGGTAATACACTAATCAATGCAAATGCATTGTTATCATTGAAGGCTAAGCAGCCATTATATTCGATGAATAATGTGAATGTGTATGAGATACCAGTTAAGAAAGAACCAGATGATCCAGAATCCAAGGATCACAGCTATGTAATGTTGGTCGACGTTGCTAAAGGGCGTGGGCAAGATTACTCTACATTTAATATCCTTGATGTAAGCACTAATCCATTTAAACAAGTGGCAACGTTTAGAGATAATTTAATATCTCCATTATTGTTCCCTGATGTCATTTATAAATATGCTAACCTATACAATAAAGCTTTAGTAGTCATTGAGAATAATGATGCAGGGCAAGTTGTATGTAATGGTATATTCTATGATTTAGAATATGAGAACGTCTACACATCCAATGGTGTAAGCGCTGATGCTATCGGTGTTTATATGGACAAGCGTACAAAGAAACTTGGATGTTCTCATATTAAAGATCTAGTTGAACAGAAAAAGGTTGAGATCGTTGATGCTGAAACCATCGTAGAGATGTCTACCTTTGTGGCTAGAGGCCAATCATACGAAGCTATGGTTGGTTACCATGATGACTTAATGATGAACCTAGTTATGTTCGGTTGGTTTGCTGCAACACCAATGTTTGCAGAATCGATTGATATTGGAATGAGACAGTTCATATATTCTAACCAGATGAAACAGATTGAGGAAGAAGTACTACCATTTGGATTTAACGATGATGGTAGGGAAGAACTAAATAAAGTACACGTAGATAACACAGGACAAATTTGGCGAGAATTCAGATGGCCAGATGAACAGGAAAAATGACTTTTTCATTAATACTATTCGTATCAGCATTTGCAATATCTTCGGTCGCAGCATACTACTCTGTTGCAGGATTAGTCGCGATCTTCTCATCGGCTGTCTACGCATCCATCGTTATGGGTGCAGCGTTAGAAGTTGCTAAGTTGGTAGCTGCATCATGGCTATATAGGAATTGGAAAGAAGCACCTAAGTTTTTAAAGTATTATTTTACGATTGCTGTATTAATCCTCTCGTTGATTACATCGATGGGCATTTTTGGCTACTTGTCTAAAGCACATTTAGACCAATCTGTTGTAACAGGCGATGTATCATCCCAAGTCCAATTGATTGATGATAAGATTAAGACACAAAAAGATAATATAGAAGTTGCGCGTAAAGCATTAAAACAGATGGATGAATCGGTGGATCAAGTTATGGCAAGATCAACTGATGAGAAAGGTGCAGATAAAGCTGCTGCCTTAAGACGTTCACAACAAAAAGAACGTAATACCCTTTTAACCTCGATCGGCGAATCACAAAAGTCAATTACAAAACTTCAGGAAGAGAAGGCACCTATTGCTGGTGATCTAAGAAAGATTGAAGCAGAAGTTGGCCCGATTAAATACGTCGCTGAGTTGATCTATGGTGAATCATCGATCGAGGTTATCGATAAGGCCGTGAGGTTAGTAATATTATTAATCATCATGGTGTTTGATCCATTGGCTATCTTGCTACTGATAGCTGCCAATATGGAAATGAGGAAAGGTGCTCCTCGTAAAAGCGCCGATGAAGTAGCAGCTGAAGAGAAGGAGGAAAAGGTCATGCAATGGACTACCTCTGCATTAGTAACCCCAAGAAAACCATCTAAGCCAAGGAAACCAAAGAAACCGAGCTTGCCTAAAAGGTCAAAACCAGTAGTTCCTAAAAAGAAACCTACTACTCCTAAGAAAAAGCCGAGTCCACCGAGGAAGAAACCTGTAACCCCTAAAAAACGACCTCTTAAAAAAAAGTCAGTAGATAGGTCACAGACTCCATTAGATGATGTAATTACTATAAAGAAGAGCACAGTTTATAGGTTTGATGGTTAGAAACCCATAACTTATAAATATATGTAGAAGTGAATAATTCTTATTATGGCACATATTATGCTCTCAACAATCCATATTAACTTAAAATCGAGGTAGAGAAAAATGGCTTTTCAAGTTTCTCCAGGCGTACAAGTACGCGAAATCGACCTTACTAACGTTGTACCAGCAGTCTCTACTTCCATTGGGGCAGTTGCTATCGCGTCTACTAAAGGTCCAATAGGGGAGATTGTAACCGTTACTTCTGAGAAAGATCTAGTAGATAAGTTTGGTGTGCCAACAGATGACACAGCTCCATACTTCTTCAACGCAGCAGCTTTCTTAAAATACGGTAATAATCTCAAGGTAGTCCGTGCAGCTGGTACTGGTGCAAAAAATGCAACCGCTGGTACATCAAGCGCAGGCACAGGATTACTAATTAAAAACAAAGATCAATACGAAGCAAGCTTTGCAAATGGTCAAGCTACTCAAGGCGTATTCGCAGCTAGAACAGCTGGTGCTTTAGGTAACTCAATAGCTGTTTCTTATGTAACTGCCAACGTAACTGCTTGGGGTGCATGGGACTATGCTGATCAATTTGATTCAAAGCCTGGTACATCACCATATACAACTAGTAAAAATGGTTCTAATGACGAGATGCATATCATCGTTATTGACCATGATGGTTTAATCACTGGTCAAGCTGGTACTGTATTAGAAAGATTTGCATACGTATCACAAGCTCGTGATGCTAAGAAGTTTGATGGTTCAACAAATTACTATAAAGAAGTAATCAATGGTACATCAAACTACATTTGGTGGTTAGATCATGAATCTACCCTTACAAATGCAGGTCAAACAGCTAACCGTACATTCACAACAGAAACTACACCATACGAGAAGACTCTTGCTGGTGGTGCAGATGGTGCTACTGTTGATGAAGGTGATCTAGACGATGCTTATCAGTTATTCAATGATGCTGAAACAGTAGACGTTAACCTATTAATCGGTGCTCCTTCCCTAGCTGGTTCCTCTGGACAAACACAAGCTAATAACCTCTTAGCGATTGCAGAAAATCGTAAAGATTTGGTTGCTTTCGTTTCCCCTCCAATTGCAGCAACTGTAACATCTACAACTCCACTGACTGATGTTATTGCTTTTGCTTCAACATTAACAGCATCTTCATATGGTGTTATGGATTCTACAGCTCTAAAAGTATACGACAAGTATAATGACGTATATCGTTGGATCCCAGCTGCAGGACATGTTGCGGGCTTATGTGCCAATACTGATAACGTTGCTGATGCTTGGTTCTCACCAGGTGGCTTCACACGGGGTCAACTATTAGGCATCACAAAGATTGCTTTCAATCCTAAGAAAGCAGAACGAGATGAGTTATATAAAGTTTCTATCAATCCAATTACTTCATTCCCTGGTCAAGGTACTGTATTATTTGGTGATAAGACAATGCAACGTAAACCATCTGCATTCGATCGTATTAACGTACGTCGCTTATTCATCGTGCTTGAAAAAGCAATCGCTACAGCTGCTAAATACCAGTTGTTCGAATTGAACGATGAGTTCACACGTGCTATGTTCCGTAATATGACAGAACCTTTCCTTCGCGAGATTAAAGGTCGTCGTGGTATTACTGATTTCAAGGTTGTATGTGATTCTACAAACAACACTGGTGAAATCATCGACAGTAACCAGTTTATTGCCGATATCTACATCAAGCCAGCACGCTCTATCAACTTTATTACTCTGAACTTCATCGCCACTCGTACTGGTGTTGACTTTGCAGAGATCGGAGGTTAATCATGGCTATCCTAGGCGTAGATGATTTCAAATCAAAACTAATTGGTGGCGGTGCACGCGCCAATCTATTCAAAGCAACTGTTAACTTCCCAATTTATGCACAGGGTGAAGTTGAGTTGACATCTTTCCTCGTGAAAGCTGCTCAGATGCCTGCATCACACGTTGGCACAATTAACGTTCCATTCCGTGGACGTCAGTTGAAGATTGCTGGAGATCGTACATTTGATCCATGGACAATCACTATCATCAATGATACCGACTTTAAGGTACGTAATGCATTTGAACGTTGGATGAATAAAATCAACCAACACACTGCAAATACTGGCCTTACAAATCCAGTCGACTATCAAGCTGATATGCAGATTGCTCAGTTAAACAAAGCTGGTGAAGAAGTTAAGATTTATAACTTCCGCGGTACATTCCCAACTATGGTTTCTGCAATCGAAGTGTCATATGAAACAACAGATGCAATTGAAGAATTCCAAGTTGAACTACAAGTTCAATACTGGGAATCAGATACAACGTCTTAATCAGCGTTGATAAATAGAAGGAGAGGGTTAACCCCTTCTCCTTCACTTCGTTATAAGAAAAGGTAAAAAATGGAATTATTCGGCTTCGAAATTTCGCGTAAAAAAGAACAGCAAGAACAAGAGAGAAAACAATCTTTTGTTGCACCTGATACTGATGACGGCGCTACCGTTGTTTCAGAGGGTGGGTATTATGGTCAATACGTGGACATCGAGGGTGTTAAGGCTAAAGATGACTCCGATCTAATTAAGAAGTATCGCGAGATCTCACTTTATCCTGAATGCGATGCTGCTATCACCGATATCGTTAATGAAGCTATTGTTGCTGATGACGACGTTCAGCCAGTAGATGTTATTACTGATGATATCAAGTATCCAGATAAGATTAAAAAATTAATTAAACAAGAGTTTGATAATACTATCAAGCTTCTACAGTTTAATGCCAGTGCACATGATATCTTCCGTAAATGGTATGTTGATGGTAGATTATACTATCACATGGTTATTGACGAGAAAGATCCTAAAGCTGGTATCTTAGAGCTTCGTCCTATCGATGCGATCAAGATCCGCAAGGTTCGTTCTATCATTGAAGATAAAGATCCTAAGACTGGTGCTAAACTAATTAAAGGTTATAACGAGTTCTACGTTTATAACGACAGCTTGATGGGTAACGTTAATAATCCTGGTGGCATGGGTGGTGGATTACGTAACTCAACTGGATTAAAGATCTCTAAAGATTCTATCATCTATGTTCCTTCAGGCTTGATTGAAAGCACAACCAAGAAGATGCTTTCATATTTGTATAAAGCATTGAAGCCAGTAAATCAGTTGCGCATGATGGAAGATTCACTTGTCATCTATCGTATGGCTCGTGCACCAGAACGTCGCATATTCTATATCGACGTTGGTAACCTTCCTAAAGGTAAAGCTGAAGCATACTTGCGTGATATCATGGCACGCTATAAGAATAAGATTGTTTATGATGCATCTACCGGCGAGATCCGCGATGATCGTAAACACATGGCTATGTTGGAAGATTTTTGGCTTCCACGTCGCGAAGGTGGTAAAGGTACTGAGATCTCTACATTACCGGGCGGTGAAAACCTTGGTCAGATCGAAGACATCATCTACTTCCAAAAGAAACTATATCGTTCGTTGAACGTTCCTATGTCTCGTATGGAGACAGATACTGGTTTCTCACTAGGTCGTTCTAATGAGATCTCTCGTGATGAGCTTAAGTTTAATAAGTTTGTAAGTCGTTTACGTAAGAAGTTTGCAGATCTATTCCTACAAGTCTTAAAGACACAGCTAATCCTTAAAGGTGTAATCAATAAGGAAGATTGGGAATCGATCAAAGAAGATATTATCATTGACTTCAAAAAGGATAACTACTTCGCTGAACTCAAGGATGGTGAGATCGTTCGTGAACGTATGAATACCTTACAAGTAATGGATCCGTATGTAGGTAAGTATTTCTCTCAGCTTTGGGTACGTAAGAATATCCTTAAACAAACTGATGAGGAAATTGTTCAGATGGATAAGGAGCTGGAAGATGAACCTCCATCGCTTGAACAATTGCAGGT